TTTGAACAAAGACTTTTCTCAATTTAGAAATAGTCTTGTAGAATTTGCCAAAACATATTTTCCAAACACTTACACAGATTTTAGTGATAGTTCTATTGGTATGATGTTTGTTGAAATGGCATCATATGTAGGTGATGTATTATCTTACTATGTGGATAATACTTTTAAAGAAACTATACTAGCTTACGCTGAAGAAACTAAGGCGGTATATGATATTGCACAATCATTAGGATACACACCAAAAACAGGAACACCAGCTTCGGTTAAATTAGATGTATATGTAACTGTACCATCACAAGGTGTTGGTGGTTCGGCAAGACCTAATTTTAATTACTCGCCTATAATTAATGCTGGTATGAGAGTTAGTGATAATGGACGTTCCACAACATTTAGAACTACAGACCCAATTAACTTTGCGGCTTCAAGTTCACTAGACCCAACTTACTTTGAAGTTTATGAGGAAGATTCAAGTGGAACACCAACAAAATTTTTATTAAAGAAAAGAGTAGATGCTGTAAGTGGTGATATAAAAGAAGAAGTAATAAATTTTGGAACTTCAAAACAATTTGATTCAACTGTATTAGCAGAACCAAATGTAAATGAGGTTATTTCGTGTACAGATAGTGATGGTAATGATTGGTATGAAGTTATGTCTTTAGGACAGGATACGATCGTAGACCAAATGGAAAACAATTCTACTAACTCACCTGATTTACAATCATACTCAGGTGATACACCTTATCTAATGAAATTGAAAAGAACGCCAAGAAGATTTGCAACATATCTAAGAGATGATAACAGAATGGAAATAAGATTTGGCTCAGGTATATCAGATAATCCAGATGAAGAAATTATACCTAATCCAGATAATGTTGGTTCAAGTTTATCAACTGGTGTTAGTAAATTAGATACTACATTTGACCCAACTAACTTTCTTAAAACACGTACATATGGATTAGCACCAGCCAACACCAACTTAACTTTTACTTATGCATATGGTGCTAGTCAAAATGATAATATAGGTTCAAATCAATTAACAGTAGTTACATCTAAATCAGATTCAATTCCAAATTCATCTACTTTATCATCAGCGTTAGTAAATGATACTTTAAATTCACTACGAGTTAGCAATACGGAAGCTGCTGTTGGTGGAAAGAACGCTGAAACATTGAGAGAAATAAAGAGTAATGCAGCTGCTAACTTCCAAACACAAAACAGAGCTGTAACTAAAAATGACTATATGGTTAGAGCATTATCAATGCCATCAAGATTTGGAAGTATTTCAAAAGTATATGTTGTTCAAGATGATTACTTGAATGATGTAGCTGAACTTAGTGTTGATGATACAGGTACCGATAGTGAAGGAACATCAGGTACAACTACAGGTGGAACTGCTGAAACACAAACTTACGGTTAAGGAAAAATTATGGCTGAAAGCGCAAATAACAGAAACCCATTATCACTAAACTTATATGTTCTTAGTTATGATGGTGATAAAAAACTAACATCGCCAAATCAAGCAACTAAAGAAAATTTACAAACTTACTTAGGGCAGTATAGGATGGTAACAGATGCTATCAATATAAAACCAGCTTATGTTATTAACATAGGAGTTAAATTTTCAATAATGGTTCTACCACAATTTAATAAAAACGAAGTATTGGTTAGATGTATAGATAAAGTAAAAGACTTTTTCAATATAGATAGATGGCAAATAAATCAACCCATAATTGTTTCTGATTTAGTTTATCAGTTATCAGTTATAAATGGTGTAGCCGCTGTGGTAACACCTGATGATGCAGTTCCAGCAACTGCTAATCCAGCTGATAAGCCACAAATTATTATAAGTAATAAGTACAGAAGTGCAGATGGTTATTCAGGTAATTTTTACGATATGGATAATGCTTACTACAACGGAGTGTATCATCCATCATTAGACCCAGCAATCTTCGAACTGAAATATCCTGATACAGATATTCAAGGAAAAGTAGTTGGTACGGTAGGAGGTTAGAATGCATTATTTTGAATATCCATCAGTAGATACAACACTTTATCAAGCTAGTCAATCTTTAAATACTGGCTTAGATGCAATATTAGAAGTTAGAAAGGATGTAAGTCCTACAGGTGCTACCGTAAACGTATCTCGTATTTTAATAAAATTTGATTTAACTTACATTAGTTCCTCTATTGTCAACGGAACAATGCCTAATCCATCAAGTAGTATGAAGTTTTACCTTAATATGTATGATGCTAATCCTACGGAACTAACTACTTCGGATACATTATACGCTTATCCTGTAAGTGGTAGTTTTACAGGTGGAACTGGTGAATTCGCTTCTGACCCACAAATAAAAGATGGTGCTAGTTGGAAGTATAGAAATGGTGAGAGTACAGGTGAGTATTGGTTATCTGGTAGTTTAAGTAGTTCAGGCGCACCTTGGTCTAGTGGTAGTTTCACGGATGAACAAGGTGGTACGAGATTTTTAGTAGCATCACATTCTTTTGACCATACAAGTGAAGATATGAGAATGGATGTAACTGATATTATGAACGCTCTATTAACAAGTGGTTCGCTATATCCTAACAACGGATTTCTTGTAAAACGAAGTGGAAGTTTAGGTAATAAAAATACAACCGATGATGAGGGTAGTACAACCCAATTAGGTAACTTCAGTTTCTTCTCACGTGATACAAATACGATTTACTCACCAAGATTAGAAGTAGAGTGGGATGATACAGCTTGGAATACAGGAAGTTTACAACCAATAACAGGCTCTGATTTTGATGATATGGTATTTTACACAAAAAATTTAAGACCTGAATATAAAGAGAATTCAAAAACAAAAATTAGAGTGGTAGGTAGAGAAAGATATCCTATTAAATCTTTTGCAACAACACCGACACAATTAGGTGTAAAGTATTTACCAAGTGGTAGTTCATACTACTCAGTAAGAGATGCTGATACTGAAGAAGTATTAGTTCCTTTTGGTAGTGGTTCAAAATTAAGTTGTGATGTAGATGGGAACTTCTTTAATCTAAATCTTAACGCTTTTCAACCAGAGAGAGTATATAAATTACAATTTAAAGCTACTGTAAGTCAGAGTACTTCTGATGAACACGATGTTATATCTGATAAAGACTTTACGTTTAAAGTGAGTAGATAATGCCTTTAAAATATCAAGATGTAGTTAATAATCCTGAATATAAGGATAAACTCGATAAGTTAAATCAAAAAAGAATCGATAGATTACAAAGTGAATATGATAATTTTGCTTTAACGGGTTCAAGGGATTCAGGCGACAAAACATTAAGAACTTCGAATGGAACTGTTTTATCTGTCGATACAGATTTAGATGTATTCGGTGTTGATTCTGTAGACCAAATAGTTCCTGTAAAATTAGAAAAACAATCTGTTAATACGGATAAAGTTGCAGAGTTAATAGATACAGAGTTTTCTGAATTAATAGGAAATCCTGGTTTAGGAATAACAATTCAAGAGTTTTTTAATGAGTATGAAAGATTAAAAACTTCTATTGATGCAGAGGGTAGTATAAACTCACATCGTTACTTAGTAGAAGAAAGTGTAAAGTTTATTGGTGGACAAGATGAGTTGGATAGGATTAGACAAAAGTTAGAAAGAGAGTTACAAGAGTTAGAAGAGTTACTAGCAGCTCAGGCTGAAGTTGAAGCTGAATGGGCTACTTACTTAGCTGATATGTTAAACTTCTCAGATACAACTCGTCCATATGATAGAGCTACTTGGGAATCAAAAGGAAGACCTGTCGCATCAATAGATGCAGGAAATCAATCACTTAGGTTTACAAAGAATGAACCATATATTGCTGCACCAACAAAATTTAAAGGTAGAGTGGGTGAGGTAAAACTTCCATATAGAGTTCCAAATAGATTTACAAGAAGAGGACAGGGTACATTGAGCGGTCCTAATAAACCAATACAAATAAAAGTTGATGCGGCTGGGGATTCAAACATACGTTATCGTTGGTTTGTAAATAATGAAGAGGTATCTAATGGTGATAGATTTCAAGGTACTGATACGGATACAATACTTTTCAATCCAGAGTATAGAAGAAAAAATATGGATAAAAGAACATTTAAATGTGTAATATCAGATTCATCAGGACAAGGAGAACTTTCTTCAGGTCCTATAGTAGTAAAAGCAGATTAGGAAAGAGATGCCTTTAGATTCATCAGATAGTAAACAAATATATGGCTCTAATTTAAGTGAGTATGCAAACTTTGGAAACAATGATAATGATTTTGTTTTAGTTACCATATTAGATGATGATGGTGATATTATTGAAACATCAATAAAAAATGTGGATGAATTTAAAACAGGTGAATTGTTTACATTTAATCCTGGCAGAGTGTTGAGAAGTTTAGGTTATGTAGCTGGTAAGTATAGAGTAAAACTTAATTTTCTACGAAGAAGAGCTGGTGAAAGAAGAACTGTATTTCTAAATAGTGATCGTGAAATTTATGAAGGTGATACACATCAAGGTAGTGATGGTAGAATGTATACTGGCGCGAATCCTCAAGCAAATAATATTAGATTACTAAGTGAAGATGTTTTAGGTTATGATGTAACTAAAATCAGTCCATCTAAAAAAGAAATAAAACTTACACTTAAAGATTTAGATCCTGAAGGATTAACTAACTACTCTTCATCATTTAACTCATTTGATACACCAGTTTATACATACGTACCAAATAGTAGTGATGGTAATGCAGATGAGGGAACCATAACAGTTGATTCATCTGACCCATACAAGTTAAAAGCTAAAGTACAAGATTCAGATATAGGATTTTCAGAGGGTATGGTTGGTGGTACATTAACCATAGATAATGCATTTGTTACAAGTTACACAACACAAACACGAGGTGTTGCAACTAATACAAATACAGTTAATACTCAAACTAATGTAACCACAGATATAAAACCTGAATCTGATAATATAAAAGAAGATGATGTAGTAAATCCTTTAGGTAATACTAATCAAGAAGAAGAGAATACAGGCGGTAGTGGTGGTGGTACACCAAACCAACAACAACAAGCAGATGAGGAATACTTCTAATGGCACTATTTGATGGAAAAGCACCAGAACCAGATATAGATGAGAGACCTGCTAACCAAACGGGTGTTGGTGGACAAACTACAACTGTAATACCTAGCTATTCACCATTTAGTTCAAGGATAGTAGAGGTACTTGATAGAGAAACTATAGTTGTAGAGGATAGTTTTGAACAAGCTGGTATAGATTTAGAAGCACAAGATGGTGATTACAAAGGAACCAATCCAAGAAAACCATTAACTTTCAATGTAGAATTTGAAAATGCTAAATTAGATTTACTATCACATTATCTTTTAACAGAAAATGAT